GGACTGGAGACTATATGGGTTCCATCTTCAGCAATGTATGTAACAACAACTAATCCAGCAGAAGCTGCACAAGTTGAAACAACAGCACTAAGACCTGATATGAAAGTATTAGATTTTGATGCAGGTACAGATGAATTTGCACAATTTTCAGTAGCTTTTCCTAAATCATGGAATGAAGGTACAGTGACTTATCAAATATATTGGACACCAGCTTCTACGAATACAGGAAACTGTATTTTTGGTTTACAAGGTGTAGCAGTTGGGGATGGTGATACAATTGACGTTGCTTATGGAACAGCAGTTACAGTTACAGATGCAGGTATTGGAACAGTAGAAGATCAACAAGTTAGTCCAGTGAGTAGTGCAGTTACAATTGCGGGATCTCCTGCAGTTGATCAACAAACTTATTTTCAATTATTTAGAGATGCAAACGCAGGCGGAGATACATTTAGTGCCGATGCAAGAGTTCTTGGTATCAAAATATTCTTTACTACTGATGCAGCTAACGACGCATAAGGAATTTAGATATGAGAGACATAAAAAATAAACTTACATCAAGTAAGAACACAAAAAATATACAAACCAGAAAAGGTAAGTCTTTTGGTTATCAAGTCTTAGGATTTGGTGCTGGAGGTAGTGCGTTAGGTTATGCCCCAACACAAATAGGAATATTTGCTTTTGGTGTTCGTGCGGCATCTCCTCCAAAAGCTACAATTAGTAATTTAGTTAATAGTAGTGGTGTAGTTGCGACTGACGTAACATTCTCTGGTACAGGTAGAGGAATGGGATTTAATGCGGCAGCTGTATATGGTTTTGATAAAGGAATATTTGCCTTTGGAGAAGACAATGTCGCATTTACTGCATTAACTAATTTAGTTTCAAATGCAGGTGTTGTAGCTACCGATACTGCTGCGGTAAGTGGTGTATCAGCAAGATACACAACATGTGGAGGTTATGGTGGAGATAAAGCAATAGCTTTTGGAGGCTATAATCCTACCGGCTATCTTGGAATATCAAATTTAATTAATGATGCTGGAGTTGTAGCTGCTGATACTGCAAAACCGGCAGGTGTAACAGGAAGAACAGGAAGTATGATAGTTCCATTTGGTAATGAAAATTCTAATTCACTTATTGTTTATGGAAACACACCAGCTGCGCAAAATATGTCTAATATAGTTAGTACTGAAGGAGTAGTTGGAAACGATGTAACAGGTGTCGGAACTGCTAGAGGTTCAGGAGCAGGTTGTAGATATAATGTAGGTTTAGGAGTTGCAGCTTATGGGACAGGAGTTGCGCCAGCGCCTTATTATAATATATCTAATAAAGTAAATATTAGCGGTGTAGTCGCAACGGATACATCAGGTGTTGGAACTGCTAGAACTGGTTGCGGAGCGTGTGGCTATGGTGGAGATAAAGGAATATTTGGATATGGTGCTCCGGGTGGTTATGTGAGTGTGACTAATTTAGTAAACACTTCTGGAGTTGTAGGAACTGATGTAACAGGTGTCGGAACAGCTAGAACTAGTATAGCTGCGGCAGGGATAGGACAATAAAATTATGCCATCAAAATTTAACACAGAATTTAATTATCGTTACCAAGTAATAGGTGAAACACCTTGGGAAAAACTTAAAACATTACAAGGGTTTTTAGAAGGAAGAATACAAGCTGGAATGCTTGAAGAAGCAGGGATGTTAAAAAAAGAAGCGCTGTATGCTAAATTAAAACATTTACAAAATGGGGGTAAAGGATTAAAGCATGAAATTTTAGAACTTAAAGCTGAAGTTATAGAAAACAAATCTGCTCATATAATTCAAAAAGAAGCCTATGATCTTAATAATCAAGAAATTAAAATTTTAAAAAAATTAATAAAAGAACTTCGTGTTATTGCAGAACCTACAAGAATTAAAGGGTATACAGATGAACAGATGTATGAGCTAAATGCTACAAATGAATTCACTGTTGCTCTTGGTAAAGAAATACAAGCTGAAATGATTGCAAATGGTAGACCTTCTCCAGCAAAAATAAGAACTGCTATGAGAAATCCTCAAACTTGGAATGCATTAAAAGCAGTAGGAATGATACCTAAGGAATCAAAAATACTTACCAGCAATATTAATCCAACATTAAAAATAGAACTTAAGGGAGTTGAAGATGAAGAAACTATATAAATTAGAAGCAAGTAACTGGGAAGCTTTTTTAGGACCAGAAAACAATAAAAAAGAAAGATCAATTGTAGCGGTAGCACAAGCTCCAGATTGTAGTTCTTATTTATTTATTTCTGATGAAGTATATACTTCTGAAGAAGATCATGTAGAGTTATTAAATTCTGTACCAGAAGGATATGATATGACGTATTGTCAAGAATGGGGTTTAGAATTTAATCAAGAAGTTTTAGATAGAATTATTGCAGATATAGGTTGATATATTAAATATTAGAAAGTATAATAATATAAATGAAAGATATTGAGTCCAATACTACAGGAATATTTCAAACCCCTGTTTATACTACTGAACTAAGAAAAAAATTTTCTAAAAAAGAATTAGATTTTATTATTAATCACGACAAAGATAGTAGAGCAAAAATAGGACTAAATCCAAAAAGCACACTTCTTGCTAAAAGAAATTTTGGATCTGAAAATAAACATGTACTTGATCAAAAACAATTTAAAAATTTAAAAAAAGAATTAGAATTAATACTACAAGATTATTTTGATAAAATAATATGCCCTGCTAATGATATAGTTCCATATATTACTCAATCATGGCTTAATTATTCTGAACCCGGTAAATTTCATCATGAACACAATCACCCAAACTCTTACGTATCGGGTGTGGTGTATATTCAATGTCATGAAACTTTGGATAAAATTTCTTTTGTAAATCATGATTATAAAATGATTCGACCGGAAGTTAAAGAATACAATGTATTTAATTCTGTTCAATGGACAATTCCCGTTAAGACAAATGATGTAATATTATTTCCATCTTCATTACCTCATTTTGTACCCCCTAATGAAGGAAACAACACTAGAATTAGTTTATCTTTTAATACGTTTATTAAAGGTACAGTAGGGCTTATGAATTCCGCCACTGGGTTAATTTTAAAATGAACATAGAATATAATTATTATTTTTGGGGACCGTTGTTGTTTAAGACTATATTACAAAAACAAGATATTGTTAATATTAAAAAACTTTGTAATAAAAAAAAATCAAATTTATACGTTAAAGATTTAGCTGGTGTAATTGATAATGAATACACAGTAGATAAAATAAAACTAGTAAAAATTATAGATAAATATTTAGTGGCCTTTCAACAAGCTTCTAAAAAATATTATGGTGCTGATTGTCCACAATTAATTATTAATAATTCGTGGGTAAACTATATGAAAAAAGGTGAGAGTAATCCACCACACGTACACCCTACTTGTGATCTATCTAGTGTTATGTATTTAGATGTGCCCGACAAATTATTAAAAGAACAAAAACAATGGCAAGGCCGAGGCTCGGGACCAGGAGCTATAACTTTTGTTAATCAAACACCTTTTCCTGGTTTTATTGGTAGTAATATTTTTAAACCCAAGACTGGGGATTTTTTTATATTTCCCTCTATGTTAGTACATATGGTTGCTACGTTTAAATCAGATGTTGAACGTATATCTCTAGCTTCAAATTTTAATTTTGATAATAGCCAAGGCAACCAGTGAATCAAATAGAAGATTATATAATAATTAAAAATAATATTCCTAAAAAAACATGTCAATCATTAATTAATACATGTAACAATAGAAAATGGGACAAACATGAATGGAATAATAATAACACCGGTCAATTTACTTCTGCATCAACAAAAGAATTAGATATTATGTCAAGTTCAAAAGAACAACAAGTTAAAGTAAAACCTTTTATTGTAAAAGCGTTAGAAAACTATCAAAAAAAATGTACTTGGGGTGGTGTTAAACCTACACAAAAACCAACATGGCTTACTAGATTTAGTTCTATTCGTTTTAATAAATACGAAGTAGGAACTATGATGAGGGGTCATTATGATCATATACATACGCTTTTTGATGGAACGATCAAAGGTATTCCTATTGTATCTATTGTAGCAAATTTAAACGAAGACTATGAAGGAGCAGAATTTTATTGTAGAAATAAAATAATACCTTTAACAACAGGAGATATATTATTATTTCCTTCTAATTTTATGTTTCCCCATGGAGTAACAGAATGTACTAAAGGCACTAGATATTCATTTGTTAGTTGGGCTTTTTAAATCTATTGAAATCAATAACAATCTGATATACTACCTAATAAACAGGTTTTTATATGCTACAAAAATTAGGAATTGTCCCCGGATACAATAAACAGGTTACGGAATTAGGCGCTGAAGGACAGTGGTTTGATGGTAATAATGTTAGGTTTAGATATGGTTCACCGGAAAAACTAGGCGGTTGGGATCAATTAGGGGAAGATAAATTAACAGGAGCTGGTAGAGCTTTGCATCATTGGGATAATAATGCAGGTGTTAAGTATGCAGCAATAGGTACAAATAGAATGTTGTACGTATATTCTGGGGGTCAGTTCTATGATATTACTCCAATAAGAAAAAGTATAGCTAATGTTGATTTTACAAGTGCAAGTGGCATTCCAACAGTTACGGTAACTTTTCCATCTGCACATGGAATGCAAGAAAATGATGTTATATTGTTTACTGGTGTAACTGGAGTTACTGCAATAGGGTCTACTTTTAATGATGCTTCTTTTAATGACATAAAATTTATGGCAACGTCTGTGCCAACATCTACGACAATTACAATTACAATGGCTGCTAATGAAACAGGAACTCAATTAAATAATTCTGGAGACGCTACAGGCAATCCTTTTTATCATGTTGGTCCATCTCAACAACTAGGTGGATTCGGTTGGGGTACAGCAAATTTTGGTGGAACTGCTTCTGGTATTGCAACTACTACATTAGCAACAGCTATAACAGATTTAATTACAACTAATATTGTTATTACAAACTCAACAGCGTTTCCTGATTCCGGAGAAATTAGAATTGGTACAGAAGATATTAGTTACACAAACAATGATCAGGCAACGGGGACCTTAAGTGGCGGAGCTAGGGGTGCAAATGGTACAGCTAAAGCTACACATAGTGCAGGAGTAACAGTAAGTAATATTTCAGCTTTTGTTGCATGGGGTGACTCTTCTACAGATGACGTAACATTAGATCCAGGTTTATGGGTATTAGATAATTTTGGTACAAAACTAATTGCACTTATTTATAATGGCGAATGTTTTGAGTGGGATGCACAACCTACAAATGCTACATCAATTAGGGCTACATTGTTAGCTAATGCTCCTACAGCATCGAGACACGTATTAGTATCTACACCAGACAGACACTTAGTATTTTTTGGAACAGAGACAACGGTAGGAAATAAAACAACACAAGACGATATGTTTATAAGATTTTCAGACCAAGAAAATATTGATGGATCTACAGCTTATACTGTTACTGCAGAAAACACAGCAGGCACACAAAGACTTGCTGCAGGTTCTAAAATTATGGGGGCTATAAAAGGTAGGGATGCTATTTATTTATGGACGGACACTTCATTATTTTTAATGAGATTTGTAGGTGCACCTTTTACTTTCTCTTTTGAACAAGCTGGAACTAATTGCGGATTGATTGGTAAAAATGCATGTGTTGAAGTAGATGGTGTTGCTTATTGGATGTCGGAGAATGGTTTCTTTACTTATGATGGTCAATTAAAATCTATGCCATGTCTTGTTGAAGATCACGTTTATGATAATTTAAATAGTACAGCTAGAGATTTAATTAATTGTGGTTTAAATAATTTGTTTACAGAAGTTAATTGGTTTTATTGCAGTAATGGATCTAATCAAATAGATAGTGCCGTTACCTTTAATTATTTAGAATCAAGTAATAAAAGACCTGTGTGGACTGTAAATTCAATAACAACAGAAACTAATTCATCTGGTGCAAATGTAAAGATAGGTTTACCTAGAGCATCATGGGAAGACTCAGCTGTATTTAATAAACCCCATGCAAATTATTATGATCCTGATAGCAATGTTTCTTATGATGTGGTCGGCAACACTGACGGTTGTACAGTATATTATGAACATGAAACAGGAACTGATCAAATTAACGCTGGAGGTGTGGTTACCCCGTTAAAAGGAACAATTACTTCTGGTGAATTTGATATTACACAGAAAAGAAGTAGTTCAGGACAGAGTATTGGTATGCCAGATATTAGGGGTGATGGTGAATACATTGCAAAAATTAGTAGAATTATACCAGATTTTTTAGAACAAGTAGGAGACACAAGAGTTTCTTTAGTTACTACAGATTACCCTATTAACACTCCGGTAGTAAGACCTTTTGATATAAAAACAACTCAAACAAAACAAGACGTTAGAATAAGAGCTAGAGCAATTGCTTTACAAATTTCTAATATAGCTGTTGCACAAAATTGGAAACTGGGCACATTTAGATTAGATATAATGCCTGATGGTAGGAGAGGATAATGGACAACTTATATAAACAAATAGAACAAATTAGATCTCAATATAATATGAATGCAAGAACTGATGACGAAATTATTAAACAGTTTAATTTAATGCCTAATGAAACAGACGCCAGTATTCCCATAAAAACTAGAATTAGCGACGGCATCACTGGAGCAAATAATTATATTACTAATAAATTTACAAATTTTAAAGAAGGGGTGGGAAATTTTAAAAATACAATTGGAGATGGAATTAAAGGTATACTGGACAATACTTTGATTGGAAGATTTGGAGCTGCAAATGATGCAACAAATCCTAATGCTTTTAATTATAACCCAGACCTTCAAGGTCAAATAAATTTTATGAAAGACCAAGGTATGTATGGTAATAATTATAGTAGTAGTCTACCTCAAATTCAAGGTGGTGTTTTAGCTGGTCAAAGATTACAATCTTTATTTGGGTCCAATGATTTAACAGACATGTATGCGAATCAAGTAGCCAGATCTCAAAATACTTTAGACATGATACCTGAGCGATTTAGTAGGTTAGCAGCAAGTGAAGAGAAAGAGGATATAGAAGCATATAGAAAAAAAATGGCTATTAATCAAACAAGATTAAATGAGGCAATAGCGCAACAACAGCTTAACTTTGATAGACAAAATACAATGAATGATAATCAAGGTTATGATGCAACAGGTAGAGGAAGAGCGTTTGATTATGTTGGAAGAGACAATGAATATGGCACACACCGTTCTACTATAACTAATAAAAATGCTCAAATTAATCAGGACGCAGGAAGAGGTGGTTTTAATCCTGGAAGTCATAATACACCAGGTGGTAATTTTTCTAATGCAGAAGCCCAATCTAATCAAGACAAAGCAAGAGGAAGAAGATTTAAAAAAGGCGGTAGAGTTGGGTACTTTTTCGGTGGTCTAGCTGCAAGAGGAATGAAAAGATAATGGCAAAGATTGTACAATCATTAACTAGAGCAACTAAAGAATACGAGGAAAGAACTTTTCAATCGTTAGTAAGAGATCTTGACGGTGTTATTAATAAATTAAATACTTCTTTTCAAGAAGAGCTTAAACAGGAGATAGAAGCTAGAGCTTTCTTTTTAGAATAATGGCAGTAGTAAACCAATACAAATTTAAAGGTATAGATAATGATACAACAGGTAACGCATTAGTTC